CCAATACCAACGGTAAGAAGTGTGATTAATCTTTTTGTTCCTGCAGATAAATTTCCAAACTTTTCTAGTACATTTCCAACAAATTCTACAATTGGAGTTGCTGCTTCTAAAAATGCTTGACCAACTGGGATAAGAGCAACTTTAAGATCTTCTACAGTTTTCTTAAATTTATTCATTGCTGAATCTGCAGTCATTCCTAATTCTTGTTCAGATAGGGCAGATAGTTCTTCTACTGATGAATTTGCTAAATTAAGAACACGAGCAGCCTGATTTCCATCTTTGGCAACGTTGGCAAACAATGTTGATAAACGAGCAAACTGGAACTTACCAAACATTTGTTCAATTGCTCTTGCTCTTGCTAGTGGATCTAGTTGATTTAATGCTTGAGCAAATCCAATCACAGTTGCTTTTAAATCACCTTTATTTTTTTCAACAATTGCAGTTGCATTAATTCCATATGAAGCAAGCATTTCTGATGCTTTTTTAGTTGGATTAATTAATGCTGCAAGGCCAGACTTGAGTGCGTTAGCGCCTTCCGATGCATTAATTCCACCTTCTTTCATTGCTGCCATAAAAAATGCTAAATCTTTTACATCTCCACCAAGTTGCTGAATTACAGGAGCAACTTTTGGAATTGCTGTTGTAATATCATCTAAAGATACAACGGTTTGGTTTTCTACTGCGTTTAAGAAGTTAATAGAATCTGCAAGTTTTTCAGATGACATACCAAAAGCATTTTGTAATGAAATAGTGGTTTCAAGAGCCTTTTGACTATCAACCTGACCAAGAATAGACAAACGTGTTGCTTCTGTTGTTTGACGTTGAAGATCTAGACCAGAAAAACCTGCTGCTGCAGCCTCTGCTGCTAAACCAACAGTTGTAGAAACTGCCACACCATACTTAGTAAACTGCTTTCCTAATTCTGTAATATTATCTAGCGCTGCCTGGGTTTCTGCTTGTGGTGTAAATAAATCTCCATATACTTTTCTAAACCTTAAAGCCTGTGCTTCCATATCCATAAAGGTTTTTGTTGCTGCAGTTCCAACTGCCATCAATGGTAGTGTAAAACCAACCATCAACTGACGACCAGCCCATTGTGTATTCTTACCAAAATTTAAAAGATTGGTAGATCCTTGTTTCATTAATTGATTAAATAATGCCTGTTTCTGTGCTGCTATCTGAACCTTAGTTGTATAGTCATCCATATTCAATTGCGTTGGCATAACAGCAATTGCTCTCATTGCACCGTTGGTATCACGGCCCATCTTAATATACTGGGTTTGTAATCTCTTTACACGTTCTTCGGCTACCTTGCCAATTGTGTCAAACTCTGATTTAAATAATCTACCAAATGTTTTTGTAGAGGCTCCCGCATAGCGGAAGTACTCACGCATTGAAAATTTATTTTTTTCTAATGAATCTGTAAACGATTCTGCTGATGTTTTAACTAAACGCATCTCGGCAGTAAATGCACCGATAGCATTAATACTATTTAAAAGATTTTTCTGTAAACCCTTTTGAGCAAGGGCTGCTGCTTCACTTGATTTGGCTATTGAGGTGTGAAATTGAGATATCTGACGTTGTAATGCTTTTAGTTGTGCTAATGCATTAGACGAATCAATATTAATGTCAATATTAGCATTAACATCAGCCATTTAGTTTCACACCTCTTTTAAATTATTCAGCCATAGTTACGCCAAGAACATCTGAAACTTCAGCAAGTTTAATACCTGATGCTGCTTCTACGATCTTGTAAACAGTTGGGAGATCAATATTCTCCTCTAGTTTTTTTACGTCTTCAGAGAGTTCTGGCTTGTACTGTTTCATTGCAATCTGTACACACTCCATAAGAATGTCCATAGATTTTCCATTGTCTTCCGCCACTGCTCCCACACCCTCAAACTTCTTCATAAATGGACGAAGTAGAGAGATTTTTAGAGGACGTACTGTAACCTTTGTGCCATCAATCAATGTAAGAGTATTTTCCTCATACGTAGTTGTTGCCATTATTTCCTCCTATAGGTTATGTCAATTATAGCATGATGATGCTTAATTTTTATTATCTTAAATCTTCGTAGTCTAATCCCATGCCAATACCAAATCCAGCAGTCTTGGCATTTTGTCCCTGAAGGGCTAGGATGTCTTTACTATCATTTGTTTGCCCTTTACTAAATACTCTAGCCTTCATGTCTTCCCACTCTTTTTGACCTCTTGAAGATCCAGACTGTTTGTCTAGGTCTACCCCTTGAATTGCAGCAAGAAACTTTTTTTCTTCATAGTCAAGTTCTCTACGACTAGAAAGGGTTGCCATTAATTCTGGCATAGATAATGATTCTTCTAATTCTTTATAGTCTTTCCAAATACCAACCAAAAATACCTCAGCCTCAATTTTTGCTAAATCTAAATCAGACCATGTAGCACCACTATCTTCTGCCTGATCTTTAACGGTTTGACTTGACTTTTCATTTATTTTTATTCCTGCTGAAATATCTAAAATTGTGTATATTGTTGGCATGTCTAAACTATCTTCTATGTCAGATTTTGTTAATTTTATTTCTGGATAATATTGTTTCATTGTAATTCTTACACACTCTATTAAACGGTCTACGGCCTCATCATCATTTTTAGCCTTTTTTACATGCTCAAAGGCTTCCATAAATTCACGTAAATACTTTATTTTTAATGGCATAATTTCTAATTCTGTGCCATCTACAAGTTTTATTATTTTATTTTGATAAACAGTTGTTGCCATAATCTTTCTATTCTATCATAGACAAAACAAAAAACCCACCTAATTAAAGGTGGGTCTAGTGTTAATCTAAATTTAGATTATGATTGTCCCCAAGTACGATCTACGATCTTACCATAGGATCCTGATGCATCTTCAGGTAGAAGACGGAATGAAACTTCAAACATTGACGCTTCGTCACGTTTTGCGGATACAGTTACGTTCTCAATTGATAGAGCACGGTATGCTGTGTAAACACGCTCAACAGAGTCAGAGTTGTCGCAATCTCCAGTTCCTGGTCCAACAGCAACGATTCCTCGTTCTACTGGACATTCTCCAAGTTCACCTGCAGAAAGATTTAATGTTCTTCCTGTAGATGCTGCCTTGTTTCCTGTAAGTTGTGTATCAGAGAATGCTAATGCAAGAAGCAAGTTTTCTAGGGTTGCTTCAGCAAAAGCGGTAGCAAGATTAACTTGCATACCTTGCTTATATAGTTTTGCAACGTCAAGAATTTGATCTACCTGGACTTCACCGAAATCTGGTTGGAACTGTAATTCTAAACCGTTCATGGTATAACCTATGTTAGTGTAGTCTGCTTCATCTGTAAGTGTATCTTTAAAAGACTCACTTGCATCAAACGATTCCAGTGTTCCTGGAGTTAAAGTTGTGTCAGCAATAAAAAGTGCTGCTGCACCAACGATAATGTTATTTGACGTACCACGGCTATATGGCATATTTATTCACCTCTTTCATAAAGTATATTAAGTTGTTTGGCGTGTTTCCTCAAAACCAATTATACCGCTTTTTATGTATATCTAGAGTCTGGTTCGGTCTTTATATGGTAGTCATATTCAACAATTAACTTGTTTACAAACAAGGTTCTTGCTGAAGCCAGTTCTGCTACGTCCCTACTCTCATCTGCCTGATAAACCCTTGTATTATGGAAATAAATGTTATACGGAATAGATACGTCTCCAGAAGAGTTTAATATTGGGTTTGCAATGCTATAGGAGTTTATGTCCTGGGCAGAAGCGTCCTCACGATCAAGTGCATTTGAGATAACACGAACTGAGTCTATTAATTTAGCAACATCTGTAGAATATATAAAGTATATAAGTTGCTCTCTTTTATGAGCATAAAATGGGGTAGGCCTAAATCTCATTAATCTATCATAAACAATGAGAACTGGACTATCGGTTTGTCTTATTTGAATGTTATCATTATATAAATCTTCAATATTTGTTGGAAATTGTGCTGGAACCATAGGGGTTGGATTTAAAAGGTCTGACTCTGCTACAAGACCATAAAACGCTAACTCAGATAAAATATATCTATTTAAAAATGTAGGTGGAAAGCCAGTATCAGTTAATATACTCATAGTCTTATTCTACACCAATTGTTGCATTAGTAATCCACTTAAACCCTGTATCAATGCCCTTGCTTCTACCCCTCTTTGATCCAGCCTTAAAGTTCTTTTTGTACAAGGTTGGCTTTTTAATATAATCATAAAGACCAGATGCCCTTAAAAAAGATTGTTTAAAATATCTTGTTATAAATTCATCAAATGTTGATTCAAAACCTTTGTATACTTCTTCTCCTCCTGGATTTTGAACTTTAATTGGCTTGCTTGTAAAGACCTCTCCACTTGGTCCATTAAATTTTAATACCTTAGATTTAGTTGGTGATATTGTAACTGGTATTCCATTTTCCATAATTCTTGCTTTATCATAAAATGGGGTTGTCATATTTTCTGAAACACTTCGTGACTGCCTAAATGTAGAATTAATAGACAACCCAAGATTACTAACTGTATATCGTAAATCAAATAATCTTGCACCTGGACTACCAGTTTTATTCCATTCATAAACATGGTGCAATGCTTTTGGGTTTGACCTTGCTTGTACATCAATATATTGGGATAGTGATTGAATAACGCCTAACCCTAAGTTATCAAGAAATATTTTTTTACCACGATCCACGCCTTCTAAAAATCCAAAAGAATAATCTACAATATTGTTCATTTGCTTAGTAAAAGAAAGTGTATTTGTATTTACTATCATTAGTCACCTACGGTTTGATTTTCAGTTCTACGCCACAACATTTTGTAGTATTCTATAGAACCAAATGGTCCAGTAAAAGGTTCAACCGTTGCTATTTCATATATTGTTCCTCTACCAGATCTTGGACCTGCTGTCTCTTTATAAATCAAACTATCATTTGCACTTCTTATATTTGTTACGAGTATGTTTGTAGTTGCATTATTTACATTATTTGAAGAAAGTCTGGGGTCATTTTGAGTTCTTGAAATAAGTTTATTTTCATATTGTAAAAATGTTTCTGGTTTAATATCTTCTGTTCCTAGTCCACCAACTGGAGTTGCATTACAAACTATAGTTCTATCATAAACCCAATCCTTTTTAGGTTGCCCATACTCTCCTTGTGTAAGAATAGGGAAATATATATCAGCCTTCATTGGATACATAAAATCTGTAACTTCACATGAATTCATTATAAAACTCCAGGACGAACAATATTATTAACATATTTAGACAAAATCTTGTCTACAATAATATTTCCAGTACCCTCAATCATTCTCTTGTCATACTCAATTTTAAATTGATCAGTGCTGTAGTTTTTTACATACCTTTTATAATAATCTAATCTTCCACATTCAATATCACTAATTAATAACTTTGTCGCATCCTGAATGTCAATTGGAACTACTTTATATCCAGTTTCAACTAGAAAAATATAATCTGCTCCTTCTGCAAAACCAACTCCAGGGGTAATAGACTGTACATTTCCACTATCTTCTGTATCAAATATAGCGAAAGAGTCTGATACTGCAAGTGGAACTCTGGATGGTCTACGCTCTGACCTATTTAAAGAATCTGTTGCTTGAACAGGATCTTTTGTTATTGCTGTTTTATCTTTAGTTATTACGTAATTAAAATCTCCCAGTGCTGGGCCATCAACATCATCAATATCATAAACTAATTCTGCGTTTTCATATGCCTTTAATATTTTATGTGTTCTATCCCAAAGAGGAATATAGTCTGTTTCTTGTCCGACTACTTCAAGATATTTACGGTTATAGTAAAAACCATCAACCATTGTATCAATAATTGCTCTTGCTAAAGACTCATACTCTTTGTATTTTGCAATATCTGTTGCTGAAGTTTTATTGTTTGCTATTGCTAATGCTGTTGGATCTACGTATGGACGCTCAATTTGTAAATTATCTTCAACTACTACATCTCCACGTTCTCCATCAATATCTTCATAAACTGTTACAGCATAAGACTTATCGTATTTAACAAAGTCCCCATCTAATTCATATGTAATTGTTCCTTCTGCAGAAGATGTTAAGCCAGACTCTCCGCTAATTTGCACTTCAAGTTCTGTCTGTTCTGGAACATCTTCAATAACAAGTATGTAATCTGCAGTTTCATCTGGTACCTTATAGGTTACAGATAGTGGATATGGTGGTAAACGAAGTACTATTGACATTATTTTTTACCGTAGTAAGATGCTAACTCTTCAGGTGGTGCTATTCGTACCAGTCTGTGTGTAAGCCACTTTTCCGATGCCTCCTTTGAGACTATGTTATACCCCACTTTTAAAGCACCTAAATTATCCATGTGAAGATTTTTATCTGAATATAGTGCTACCTTGTCTATTAAATTTTCAACGCTATCTGCTTCTTCTACACGCTCTTCTTTGTTTTCTGGTGGAATCCAACTAGCCAAAATTTCTAAAATTTCAAGTTTAGTATTAGCCTCAAATAATTCAATGTTATTTTTCTTTGCATATGCTTTTAATGCCATCACTGTTTTTGTTGATAGTTCTTCTATTGTTAAATTCATAATTCTCCCGTGCTCATTTGTAATTATACCAGAATAAGAATAAGGAGGGTAGTTTTTACGCTACCCTCCCTAATATTTGATCTTTTAGATCTTAGGAATCAGCACTATCTGCGTCAACATAAGCGACTGCATCTAGTTCTTCCCATTGGATACCAAAGCGTACGAATACTGTGTATTCAATTGTATCTTTCTTTGGCTTGTATTCACGGTTTACAGTGATGTCTCTCTGGAAGCCCCATACACGGTTCTGAGGGAATGTTAAATCAACATAACCTGCAGGATAGTAAGGAACCTCAAGAACATCTACACCAAGTACACGAGTTGTACGTGAGTTACCTAGTGTCTGTGCTCCGCCATCAAGATAATCTTGACGGTTTGCTTGAGTGCTACCAGTGCGATCTGAGAACGCTTGTGAAATAGCATCTGCTAATGTACCGTTGTTACGAACAATACCAGCAAAAGCATCAGTACCTGCGTAGAACTTAAGATTGCTCTTAAGTGCACGATACTTACGAGGCATTGCTAATAGCAAGCCTTGCATTACTGATGTTGTGTAGTTGTTGTCTGAAACTGTTGCAGCATATTCGTGAGCAGCATTTCCTACTGTTCCACGAGTTTGCTTTACGAATCCTGGCATGATTGAAAGGAAGGCATCTGAGCCTGATCCTAAACCATTAATAGCAAGATCTTCAATATCGTTTGCGAAAGCATTAGTCATCAAGCGAACTAGATGATCTTCAAGTGCTCCACCTTCAATATTGTCTTCAAGTGCTTCTGTTGATACTTCCCAATCAAGACGAATCTTTTTGGTTGTTAATTCAACTTTTGAAAAAGTTGCACCGATGTTTGTATAATCTGGTGCTCCTTGAGCAGCAGCACGAATTACACGCTCACCAACATTTA